ACATCCGTGACTAACACAGGTGTGCCCAGATGGATACCCGTCTTACATCGTAAGCGGATATCTAGGGGGGATCGCACAGTGATTCGTTTCTACCTGGGGTTGTTAACTCTTTATCGGGTTATCAACTTTAAGGGGAAACTGTCACTGTCCACGATTACGGAGCCTGGCAAGGATATAAGCCTTATATCCGCCCACTTTCGAGAATTCCTTCCGGTTTTCTTGAAGTGGATACGGGTATTTGGTATTAAACCTTACCCCGGCGTTCGTGATCGTGAGGACTCTGAGTTCTGGGGTCAACCCGGAGGTCTCAGAGGTGCGATTCGCCTCGTGGACTTCTCTTCCATTCGGAAGTGGATGTTCACGTCTGGGCCCAATTCTCGTTACACTAAGGTGTTAGCGATAGCTAACGGCTGGACAGACATGATCGCGATTCATTCGCGACCATGGTTGTTCGGCCTGATGACTCATTTTCGAGCATTCACTGGAGACAGTGAATTCTCCTGGTTACCTTGGTTCTCTGGAATCGAGGCTACGGCAGAGTCCTGGAGGAAGATGCGTGTGAAAGCGCAGTCTTCTCCTGGGGCAAAACCGTGTCTTGACCCGGATAAACCTTGGGCCGGGGAAGCTCAATTTGATGTCGGAAGCCTAAGTGTAGTCGAGGAGCCTGGAAAGAAACGGATCGTTGCCATGGTAGACATCTGGACGCAATGGATGCTCTACCCGTTGCATGCGTGGATCTTTAACAAGATCTTGCGCGTGCTTCCCTGCGATGGTACCTTTGACCAAACGAAGCCTGTAAAGGCTTTGTTGGAAAAGGCTGCCAAAGCGGGGAGGACGCACTTTTGGTCTTACGACCTTAGTGCGGCCACGGATAGGTTACCTATTGCTATCCAGGTGTTGGTCTTGGGAGCATTATCCCTTGAGTCATTTGCCCAGACATGGGCTGAACTTTTGACCGCTCGTGAGTATCGCACTCCAAAAGAGTATGCGACTACCACGGGGGTAGGCTACGTTAAGTATGCCGTAGGACAGCCTATGGGGGCTTATAGCTCTTGGGCAATGCTTGCCTTGACCCACCATGCTCTGGTCCAGTTCGCTGCTTGGCGACTTGGGCACAGATCTTGGTTCACTTGGTACGCGGTTCTTGGTGACGATATCGTGATTTGTGACCACGATGTCGCCGCTGAGTATGTAGCGATAATGGACTCTTTAGGAGTGAAAATCGGCTTTCACAAGTCGATTGTCTCTTCTAATAGTTCATTAGAGTTCGCGAAACGGTTCTACTACAAGGGAGAAGAGGTAACACCTCTATCTCTTGCTGGTATTGCCGTTGGCTGGCTCGGCCCAGGGTTTATTCCCGAGGTCGTGGCAGCCTGCGAGCTCCGGTTTGGTAAAGAGCTTGCTCTTTATCATATCGCACGCTACATAGGAGTCGGATTCAAGGCGGCATCGGCGGCATCCGAAAGGGTGCTTACCGGGCTTCCGAGAATCTTGACTTCGGCCTTATTACTCCTTCTTCGTCCAGGCGCACCTCGCGGTGCGGCTTCACTCTTTGACTGGTACCTAGCCGTTAATATGGCTGGCTCTGCCAGAGCAAAGGTGAAGGTGGCAGATGAAGAGAAAATCTTCACTGCTATCTGGGCGGAGGTCGTGGATTCTGTGCTGGCTCCAGCTCTGCGGCGCTTCCGAAAGGTTGCGCAGGAGATGGTTATCCCTAACAATGGGAAAACCTCTCTGAAAAAGCAGAGTCACCCATTGGGTGAGGAGTTCAGTAGAGAATACACGGCTTGGTTTAAGAATGCCGTCATTCCCGTGTTTACACGGAAATTTCGGTCTGCTATAGACCAAGCGGGTGAAGTACTGAGGGAAGCCAAGAAAGTGTGGGATCGTGAGAGAGATCTTTCGAAATCTCTCCGACTCATTGAGTCTTGCCTTTCTATTCTGGCGCTTGTGCCGACTCGGGCCAACATTGTTCGCCGGGAGGAGTCTGAAGTCCCCATATCAGATTCTTTCCTGGCGAGCGTGTTGGTTCCGAGATCGGTGAAGCGTTGGAACAAGATTGCAAGGTTCACCACTAGGAAGGTTCCTTCCAAGTTCAAAGCTCGTCGTCGGTCTTCCAAGACCGCCTTTACAGGGCACGCAAGTGCACGATTAGCTAGAGCTTAGTCGGTTCCGACTTGGTGGACTTAATATCTCAACCACACTCCAGCTTGGAAAACTGGTTTCAGGGATTTCCACCGTAACCCTTAGAATCGGGAGTCGAACTCTCGATGTCTAAGGAACAAATAGAAAACGCGTCTTAAGCGACACGCAGTCCGGGAAACGGGTCTTCGGATCCGGGGGCCGGGTAGCTGCTGTCCTGGTACCTTCC